ACAAGGGAGGCTCCTAACGGGGTCTCCCTTTTTTCGTATCTAGGGGTATATAAATTGCTCTATCAACTGCCCTAGCAGACAAGCCAAGATGATAGAGTTTTTTCTTTTTGGAGAAAAGAATGGCGAATACAACATTTAATGGACCAGTTAGGTCCGAAGGTGGTTTTGAACAAATCACCAAAAACTCAACAACTGGAGCGGTTACTACCAATCTAGATGTTGATACTAGTGGTAACATATCTACTACAGGAACGCTTAACAATTTGTTTCCTGTAACTAGTGTTACTGATGCAACATTCACCCCAACCACAGCACAATCTGGAACTATCTTTAGCCTTAACAGGGCTGCGGGTATAACAGTAACTTTACCTGCTGCTGCTGCGGGGTTGTTTTATGAATTCCATATCGGCACTACATTTACAGGTTCCTTTATTTTACAAGGCGCATCTAGTGCAGATACTTTCCAGGGAATGGTTTTTCAACTAGATAAAGATGAATTAGGAAGCGTAGTAGCTCTTAATGAAAACATTGATACTGCTGGTTGGAATGTTCCTGCTGCTGCTGACTATAGATTAACTATGGATGCTGATACTGATGGACGCTTTATTGGCGGACACATTAGATGCGTGGCTATTACAGATGCTATATGGCTTCTGAATGGACATGTATTTGGTGACGGCACTGTTTCTCATAGCTTTAGTTAGGAGTAAATAATGGCTGATACAGTAACTTCACAAACCATCGTAGATGGTCCACGAAACTGTATTATGAAGTTTACCAACGTCAGTGACGGAACTGGCGAATCTGCGGTAGCAAAGGTAGATGTTTCTGCCTTAGCTGCCAACGCAGAAGGAGTCGCTTGCTCTGAAGTTCGCGTTATGAGAGTAAGCCATGCAATTGTAGGCATGTCTGTTCAAATGTTTTTTAATGCTTCAACTAATGTTCTTTTGATGGAACTAGCTGAAAGTAGTAATGGACACATGGACTTTAAAGATTTCGGCGGTATTCCAAATAATGCGGGTAGCGGTAAAAACGGAGATATCCTTTTTACTACAAAAGGTCACTCGTCAGGAGACACTTATTCCATCACATTAGAGATGGTCAAGGTGTATTCTGACTAACAGGAGAAGAATATGGCAGACAAACAATATGTCATTTCTGAAACTGGTGAATTTCCTGCGCAATACAAAGTTCTTAAATTAGGAGAAGACGGGATATACACTCCTGTGTTTGGTCCTGATCCAGATTTATCGGATGCAGAACGTAAATGTGCAGAGATGAATGGAGAAAGAGCAAGAAATGATGATGGTCATTTTGTAGCTGACGATCCTTCAACTCCTGATGTCAACGAGGCATATGTGGGTGGCAAAACACCCACTAAGCCAAAAAAGGCAGCAGTAAAGAAAAAAACACCAGCTAAGAAAGCGGTAGCTAAAAAAGCTACTAAAAAGAAATAATTTATAGGACAAATTAATTATGGCAGGAAAAAAATCAAAATATATGGCGGGAGGCGGTAAGTCTTCTAAGTACATGGCTGGCGGTGGTAAAACCACTAAAGGCAGAGCTAACGGCGGTAAAACTACTAAAGGTAGAGCCAACGGCGGTAAAAAGTTTATGGGCGGCGGCGGAACCGAAAGAGGCAAGGAAGCTAAGGTTCAAACATACAAAGAGTATGTGCAGAAGATGTTTGGTGGTGGAATGACAAACACTAAAGGTCGTGCTATGGGTGGTCGTCAAGATAAAAGACCATAAACTAGTAAATAGTATTTGGTAAATATTTTTTATGACCAAAAGAAAACGAGAAAACCCAATACCCAAAACAACTAAGGGTAAAGGGGCTAATTATCGTCCTACCAAGTCTGGTGCTGGAATGACAAAGAAAGGGGTTGCTGCGTATCGCAAAGCTAACCCAGGTTCCAAGTTACAAACAGCAGTTACAGGCAAGGTTAAAAAAGGTAGTAAGGCTGCTAAACGCAGAAAGTCTTATTGCGCTAGGTCTTTAGGTCAATTAAAACGGAGTTCTGCTAAAACTAGAAATGATCCAAATTCTAGAATTAGACAGGCTCGCAGACGATGGAAGTGTTAAGTAGTGAGTAGAGCTAAAAAATCTAAATCAAGGGTTAATGAAGCTGGCAACTACACTAAGCCAACCATGCGTAAAAATCTGTTTAACAGAATCAAAGCTGGCAGCAAAGGCGGTAAGCCTGGGCAATGGTCAGCTAGGAAAGCGCAAATGTTAGCAAAGCAATATAAAGCTAAGGGTGGTGGCTATAAGTAGTGGCGTATTTAATCAGCAATATACCTCAGTTTAAATGCTGGGTGAGAAAAGAATTTACCTGTAATCATCAGAGATATCATGGGGAGTTTATTCATGCCCTGGCTATTGCTGTAAATACAATACCAGATAGATCATTAAGCTTTCAGGTTGTTTTTACTGGTTGTGAAGTAGACAACCATGAAGATATGGAAAATGTTCATGGTGGCGCTATGTGGGCAAGAATGCCTATACAAGCGTTAGTAGCCGATATACCAGTAGAAGAGTGGGCAATTCCAATGGAAGACCATTTGGCGCAGCCTTGGGATTGTGAATCACGAGATCACTCAGTTGTTATTATGGATAGGGTAAGCTCTAGTCCTTGGCTCTGCAAAATAAATAATGATTTTTATCAAGGCAAATATTTATTTACAGTTGATTATACTAATAACTCAATTGCAGATGATCCAGCCCAACACAAACAATCTCATGTTTTGTATATAACTGAAGACTGCCCTTGGAAGGGAAATCTCGTAGCGTTACCTAATAATAGAGTTAGAGCTACAAGTCCTGCTTTGTGGAGAACTGGCGAAGGTGCGCCAGACTTTGCGCCATCGCAACATATACACTCAGCAGAAGGGCATGAAAGCTATTTAGACCCTTTGATTACATTTAATAATTTATATAGCGAAGGGCTTGAAGAAGATGAAGAGGAAGAAAGACCCTAAAGTTGGCACAGGCAAGAAACCTAAAGGAAGCGGTAGAAGGCTTTATACGGATGAAAATCCAAAAGATACTGTAAGTATTAAATATGCTACGCCAGCAGACGCTAGAAAAACTGTTGCTAAAGTAAAAAAAATTAATAAGCCCTTTGCTAGAAAAATACAAATTCTTACAGTAATGGAGCAAAGAGCTAAAGTGCAAGGCAAAAACGAACAAGCAGCTATAGCTAAAAGGGGAAAAGAAGCAATACGAAAACAAAGAGGTAAATAATGCCATTAAAAAAATCACAAAGGTCTTTAAAAAATTGGGGTAAACAAAAATGGCGAACTTCGGATGGAAAGCCTAGTAAAGGCAAAAAAAGATATTTACCAGATGCTGCCTGGAAAGCTTTAAGTAAAGGCGAAAAGGCTGCAACTAATAGAGCAAAAGCTGCTGGAAATAGAAAAGGCAAGCAGTTTGTAAAACAACCCAAAAAAATAGCAAAGAAAACAGCAAGATACAGGTAGAATATGAGTATATCTAGAGCAAATATGCGAAATCAAATTGTTAAAGCTCCAGCGAGCAAAAAGAAAAAAACTACTGTGACAAAAAATGGAATCAAGATCACAAGGATTAAAAGGTAAAACATGGCTACAAGCGGAACAACAACATTCAACTTAGATATAGGCGATATTCTTGAAGAGGCTTACGATCTTTGTGGGATGGAAATGCGTTCTGGCTATGACTACAGAAGCGCAAAACGCGCTTTAAATCTCGTATTTTTAGAGTGGCAGAATAAAGGTTTAAATCTTTGGTCTATAGAGCAGAACTCTCAAGCATTAACGGCTGGCACTAGCAGTTATGCATTACCTAGTTCTGCATTAGATATAGTCGATGCATTTATTAGAACAGACTCTGGAGACACTAATAAACAGTTTGATCAAAGATTGAGAAGAATTTCTAGAACAGAATACAATCATCAAGCAACAAAATTAAATCAATCAAAGCCCACACAATTTTTTGTAGATAAAAATGTAGGCACATCAAATATAGTTTTATGGTCTGTTCCTGATAGCAGACAGACATACACATTAATTTATGACTATATAAACAGAGTAGAAGATGCTGGAAACCCAGCGTCTAATAATGCAGATGTTCCTGCTAGATATCTACCATGCTTAACATACGCTTTGGCTTACAACATTTGTACTAAAAATGATGAAGCTATCCAAAGAGCGCCTCTTTTAAAACAAAGATATGACCAACTTTGGGATGAGGTTAGTGAAGCTGATAGAGAAAAAGCACCTATTAGATTCGTTCCTGATTTAGTCCAGGGACAATATTAATATGGCATATGCAAGAGCTAAAAAAGCTTTAGGCGAATGTGATAGATGTGGATTCACATACAAACTTAGCGATTTAAGATACGAGGTAGAAGATAAAGTAAGAAATGGTTTGAGAGTATGTAGAGACTGTTTTGACCCTGATCATCCGCAGTTGAGAATAGGAGATGTGGATGCATCAGATGTTCAATCACTTTTTGATCCTAGAATAGATAAAGGTGAAAAAGAATCTACCAGTTATTTTTCTTTCAACCCGATTGGTGGTGGCTTGGATGTTTTTGGATCAAGCACTATGGGATTAAAGATGACAGGTGATGTCGGTAAATTAACAGTGAGTACAGAATGAGTTGGACATTTACAACATTGAAATCAGCTATACAAGATTATACTGATAATACAGAAACAACATTTGTGAACAATCTCACAAATATTATTGTCCAGGCGGAAAACAGAATACTAAAGTCTGTTGAGCTGCCAGTATTGCGTAAAAATCAAACAGCTTCAGTTACATCTGGTAATTCATACTTAGCCACACCTACTGATTATTTATATCCGTATTCTCTTGCAATAATAGATAGTGATAGCAACTACAATTATTTGTTAAACAAAGACGTTAATTTTATTAGAGAAGCTTTTCCAGCATCTGCGACAACTGGCGTTCCAAAGTATTATGGTCAGTTTGATGATGATTTTTTTATATTAGCCCCGACCCCAAGTGCTGATTTTACTTGTGAATTACATTATTTTTATATGCCTACTTCAATTACAACATCTTCAGATGGCACATCGTGGTTAGGCACTAACGCTCCAGAAGTATTGCTTTATGGTAGTTTGGTAGAATCGTATACGTTTATGAAAGGTGAGCCAGATATTATGGCTAATTATGAAAAAAGATTTAAAGAAGCATTAGGAAGACTAACTCTTGAGTCTGATAGTTATAATAGAAAAGATGCTTATAGGAGCGGTCAAAGAAGAATAAATGCTTAATACATTGTCCATAGAAGAACTAGAAGGCAAAGATGTTGCAATAGTTGCTATGGGTTTAAGTCAGATAGACTTTCACTTATCTCAAGCACACAGCATAAAATTTGATGAAGTATGGGCAATAAACGCAATGATTGGGGTTCTGCCTGATATAGACAGGGCTTTTATTCTTGATCCAATGAGTCGTTTCTTAGATACAGAAGACGCGGGGGGAATGACAAACATGATGAGGGCAAAGCTTCCTAAAACGCATTGTCCAATATATACATGTGAACTAGATCAAAGAGTTCCTGCTGCTGTTGAGTATCCATTAGAAGAAATTGTAGCGTCTTTAGGGTGTTCATATTTCAATAATACAGTAGCTTATTCGATAGCATTTGCTCTTTGGGCAAAAGTAAAAAGCATTTCTGTATTTGGAGTAGACTTTACATATAACTCAAATATGCATTTTGCTGAAGCTGGCAGAGGATGTGTGGAGTTTTGGTTATCTAAATGTATAGATGCAGGTATTGAAGTATCAATAGCACCTAGATCATCACTTATGGATACTGATGTAGATATTAAAGATAAACTATATGGGTATCATAGATTAAACGATTCTAAAATTACTTATCAGGATAATGATGGGTTAATTAAAGTATGTAAATGGTCAGAGGTTGAGAAAGAAGAAGAAAAGAAACCAATTGGTATTATTAATAGAAAAGATTTAGTACCAGTTGAACCAGATAAATATTAATGCAAACAGATAAATTTGAAATATCGATAGGAGATTTAGGGGTTCAGACAACTGAAAACCGAGGTCATACTGTTGAAGAAATAGCTGAAATGGCTACAAATAAACTTATTTCTATAAGTGATAGCGCCGATCCTATGGTAAAAGCGCAAGCGCATGCTTTTAGAGATAGATGTAAATGGATCATTCAATTCTATGTAAGTGAAGGTATTAAAAACCATATTTGCACAGTATGTAATGAATTAGAAAAACAAGGTCATAAAGACCTAGCAAATATAATAAGGAGGCTGTAATGGCTATATCTCAAGCAATGTGTACCAGCTTTAAGAAAGAACTTCTTGAAGGTGTTCACAATTTTAAAAACTCAGGCGGTAATACATTTAGGTTAGCACTTTATACAAGTTCAGCCACTATGTCGGCAGCTACAACTGCATATACCACAAGCCAAGAAGCAAGTGGAACCAACTACACTGCTAAAGGTAATGCATTAACTCGTGTTGATCCTACAACATCAGGAACAACTGCGTTTACAGATTTTGCTGACCTTACATTTGGCACAGCTACTATAACTGCAAGAGGCTGTATGATTTTTAATGATACGGCTACAGGCGATCCTGCTGTAGCAGTGTTTGATTTTGGTGGCGATAAAACATCTACTGCTGGATCATTTACGATCACATTTCCTACTGCGGATGCTTCAAACGCTGTTATTAGAATAGCATAGGTTAGCCAATGGCTAGTGTAACAGGTTGGGGGCGAGGAACATGGGGTTCTGATTCCTGGGGCAAAGAAGACCTTATAGAGATAACAGGTCTAGCTGGTACTACGGCATTAGGCTCTATAACTGTTACAGCAGATGCGAATGTAACAGAAACAGGAGTCGCAGCAACTGGCGCTATAGGCTCTGAGACTGTCACTGGTGAAGCGAATTTATCATTAACTGGTTTAGCAGGAACTACTGCATTAGGCACAGAAACAGTTAGTGGGGATGCTAATGTAGCAGAAACGGGAGTTGCTGGAACTAGTGCTTTAGGAAATATATTAGCAGCAGGTTTTGCTGTTACAGGTGTTTCTGGAACAGCATCAACTATAGGTCTAGGCGATGAAACAGTAACTTGTGATGCCAACGTAGCATGTACAGGTGTAGCTGGAACAACAGCGCTCAATTCAGTTGGTCTTGTAACAAACAATATACTATCTATTACTGGGTTTGCAGCAACAGGTGCTGTAGGAACATTAACTACAACTGGTGCGGCAAATATTTTCCCAACAGGTGTAGTAGGTACAGGACAAATAACAAGTTTAATAGTATGGGGCGATGTCGTCCCAGGACAGACTGCAAGTTATTCTGCGGTAGCTCCAGGTCAAACAGCTACTTGGGAAGATGTCGCAGCATAATTAATTTTATAGAGGAAATAATATGGCAAGTACATACCTAAATGACTTACGACTCAATGAAATGGCTACAGGTGATGAGTCAGGAAATTGGGGAAATGTCACAAACGCAAACTTAGAGCTAATTGGAGAGGCTTTAGGATATGGAACAGAAGGCATTACAACTAATGCTGACACTCATACATCAACAATAGCGGATGGGGGAACAGACCCTGTTCGAGCTATGTATGTTAAATACACAGGATCATTGGATTCAGCCTGTACCATCACTATTGCACCTAACACTATTAATAGAATGCACTTTATAGAAAATGGTACAAGTGGTTCTCAAAACATAATAATTTCTCAAGGCTCTGGTGCTAACGTAACTATACCTCCAGGTGATGTAAAAGCCGTTTATTTAGATGGTGCTGGTTCAGGAGCAGCCGTAACAGACGCTTTTGCTAGTCTTTCTGTAGTAGACCTTAAAGTACAAGACGATCTTACAGTTACAGATGATGTTTCTATAGGTGGCGATTTAGCCACAACAGGAGCTTCTACAGCAGCTAGTTATAACGGCATAACCAGTAAAACTTTTGGCACAAACTCCATAATGATTGGGGATAATGCTACAGGAACTATTGATGCAGCTAACTACAATACAGGTTTAGGTGTTGATGTCTTTGGAGCGTTGACTACTGGTGATGATAACACAGCAGTAGGTTACTTAGCTTTAAATGATAACACTACAGGTGTAAGAAATGTTGCAATAGGTAGCACATCGCTTGATGTAAATACAACTGGTGGTGATAATGTAGCTGTCGGAGCAAACGCTTTAGGTGCTAACACTACAGCTTCTAATAATACAGCAGTAGGTTCGGCTGCTCTTATGGCAAATACAACTGGAGCATACAACACAGGTTTAGGTAACTCCGCAATGATTGCAAACACTACTGGAGCTAATAATGTTGCAGTAGGTTATCAATCTTTAGACGCTAATACTACTGCAAGCAATAACACAGCAGTTGGTTATCATGCTCTAACAGCAAACACTACAGGAACTGCGGTAACTGCTGTAGGTGCAAATGCTTTAGATGCAAATACAACAGGTAATTACAACACTGCTTT